TGATGGAGTAGAAAGGAAGGTTTATTTACAACCTCCTCAGGGCTTGCGCCCGTTAGCTGTGCAAGCTAACCCAGCGGCGATACGACTTGAAGTCGCCGCGCTTCACACTGGAATGGAAATCTAACCCTTCCGACGTTCCTAACAGGAACGCCAGAGGATCGATAGTATCTAGGTCGCAGACCTGAGATACTTCGTTTCCATGCTCAGTCGGTTCAGGCAATGCTCTAACAAGATCATCGCCCACGAATCGAAGTCCAGAGGATAAGTCCCCTGGAGCTTCGTCTGTTGGCGGTAGATCTTGTATGCTGCTAGAGCTGAACCGCGCTCCAACAATTGGTGGTCCAAATCCAGATGGATGTAGACCCAATCTCCCATCCACGCGAGGTTCTCCGACGGAAGAGGCGCTAAGCCGCTCCCTAAGAGAACCTGCATCGCGAAGTTGCGAGACGGGTTTACACTTGCCGTCGTGAATATGGATACCCCATTTGTTGAGGCAGGCGATTGGTTGTCCATCTATTTTGTCCTTCTTTTTAGAGGGTCGAAATATAGTACGCTTCTGCTTCCAACACTGCAGCTCCGCGTTCCAACGGAGATCTGTAGTGAAAAGATAGCTGAAGAATACTAGCCCCGATCCGGGTTCTCTGGACCGGGGGATAGGTCCTTTCGCCACTGAGCGAAGCATATCATGTATGACAGAAGCCACGTGCCACATCCCTCTTCGATAAAAGAGGTCTGCGGTCGCGCACCATGCCATATATGTTTCTGCTTCCCAGTGTCGTGGATCGTCATGCGGAATCTGTCGGGCGTATACGGGATTAACCGCTACGCCTTTAAAGAAATCCGCACCGCAAGACTCTCGGAAGTAGGACCTCCGAAAACTCTTGCCGACGTTGACTCTTAAGCTATAGCTTTCGAGTACATCCACGACGGCGTCCGTATATTCTACAGGAACGATTATATCGTCACCGTAGACAGCGATCTGCTGCGAATAAGCTGCAATAGATCGTGAACTCGGACGTCGGCCATCTTGGCGATGCATCGCGACTTGAATAAGGGTGTAAAACACCATCGCTTCGACGGGAAAGCATAAAGCTGAACCCATCGAAGCGAACTTAGACAAGACGATGTTCTCGCCTGAGGGCAGAGTAGCAGACAATGAACGCGAATCCTCCAGGTATAGGAGTATCCCTGAGTTCTTAAAGATACGCCGAACGAGTTCAAAATGAACTCGATCGGATGCATCTTTCAGGTCTAGCGTAGCTAGGCGTCTATCAATGCTGCTTTGGAGAGCGAGTTTCTGATTCGGTTCCTGTCGCGTAAAGCGAATCGAATTCCGAGTCAGATAATGCGCCTCGATTTTCTCATAAACAAAGTCTTTAAGACTTTGTTGCATATACTGCACATGAGAAGGCTCGATGGCAATTACTCGCGGTGCCGTCTGCGTCTTTGGAACGAACACTACCCGTACCGGAATTTCTTCCGATACGGACAGGTAGTGCAAGTCCGGAACGCATTCGTCTCGATCCCCTATACCACCTACTTGCGCTGCGTACCCGTAATTGGGATAGCAGTGCAAGTCGGAAGGGAACGAGAACTCAGATCTGTCGTACCAAACTGATACGCCGTATCGCTCATTAGCGAGCCGGCGCTCAGCAGTGACGCCAGGGCCATGACTACAGACAAGGTCGAGAGGGTCAATCTCAGGGAAAACCTGAGACCATATGATCCCCGCGACCGAGTCGAGGAGTGAATCCTCACGGAGAATTTCCGCTGTAGCATTTCTGAGTTCACCTTCTATTGCAAGAAATTGCTTTGCAGCCAGAGCTTCACGCTCTGGCGAACAACCGATCTTTAGCTTCTTCATGAAGCGACAGATCTGCCGGATGTAAAAGATCACATCCGGGCAAGGATCCTGCAATAGCCCTCCGTCCTTAGCAAAAATACGTTTGAAGAAACCTCCGAGAAATCGGGGGAGCCTTCCATGCCGACTAAAAGACGTCGGACATGTGAACGTCCCAGTCTCAATGCCTTGTTCAAGGGCATCAGAGAGCTGAGGGAGAGTTATCGTTAAAAACGATAACCCTTCATTTTTGCAACGATGTCGCATGACTGCGACATCGCGTTCGACGGACAAGTCTAGGTCCAATGCTGCTTGACGCAGCACGGCCTCGACGAGCATGGTCGGTCTTTTCACTGGTACCTCCTTGTAAAGAGGAAACCAGGACCGTCTATGCAGCACCAGCCCCGATCGACCTCACGGTTTATCGGTTTTGGAACTAGAAG